TACCTTGATCAGGAAGGTCGATTGTATCATGAAGCTCGAACTCTCTCAATGTATCTTCTTGGTAATAACCCAGAGCTTGGCAAGGTCAAGCGTGAGATGTTATTCATTGGACTTCTTGAGACGATGTATCCTAAGGATGCACAACTACTCATTGCTGTCAAGGATAGGAAGGTAACAGGCATTGATGCCGAAGTTGTCAACCTTGCATTCCCAGGACTGATTCCCTAATGAGCAAGTCGGTTAAACGTAATAATAAGTACAGTGATGATTACGAACACTATGGTCAAAATAATCAACGTGATCGTATCAAAGAAAAAAGACTGCGAGCGGCATTAAAGTCTAAAAATGTCAATGCATTATTTCAATTGACTGAAGAAGAGTATTGATGCCGTTATATGAATTCGTAGATACTGAGACCGGAGAGCAGTGGGAGGATGTGATGTCTTATGATTCCTATAAGACATATTTGGCTGAGAATCCCACCATCAATCCGGTCTTTAGTATTTCGATTATCGGCAACACCGGTGACAGAGTCAAGACGGATAGTGGGTTTGGTGACGTATTGAATAGAATCGCCAAGGCAAACCCACACTCTCCATTGGGTCAATCACACGGCGATAAAGGTGTCAAGGCATCTAAAACTAGGGACGTCGTCACGAAACATAAAAGCAAGGGATAACTTGTGGAACACAACCAGCCGCGTTTAACAAAAAGAGAGAAGAGAATTGCCAGACAGAATGGTGATGAACAAGAAGGTCTAACATTCAGAAGTCAGAACTTCACGCTTAAAGACGTTAACCCGCTCACAGAGAATCAACGTATTGCATTTGAAGCATTCGATGCTGGAAAACATCTGATGTTGCATGGTATGGCTGGTACCGGCAAGACGTACATCGCACTATATAAAACAATTGAAGCGATGATGGAAAAAAGAGGTGTACAAAAGAAGATTTATATAGTAAGATCAGTAGTACCAACACGTGATATGGGGTTCCTTCCGGGTAACCAAAATGAGAAGATGAAGGTATACGAGGCACCTTACTATTCAATCTGTACAGAGCTATTTAGCAGGTCAGATGCATACGAGGTGCTGAAGCAGAAGAATGCCATTGAGTTTATCTCGACATCGTTTATTCGTGGTGTCACAATGAATGATTGCTACATCATCGTTGATGAGATGAACAACATGACATTCCATGAACTGGATTCTGTTATTACACGTATTGGTAAGGGTTGTAGAGTACTGTTCTGTGGTGACTTCCGTCAGTCAGATCTTACGAAAGACCAAGAGAAGAACGGCCTGAAAAATTTCATGCGTGTTATCGATCGGCTGAATGACTTTGTACATATTGACTTCCTCGAACAGGATATTGTTCGATCGAAGCTAGTGAAGGAATATATCATTGCGCGGCAACAACTCGGTCTCCAACCGTAAAAATTTCTCCTGGTTACAGGAGGAGTTCGATCACTATCCTCGTGAAGAGATCGACGGAGTACGTCACTATGTGACACCAAACGGAAAATACCCATCGGTAACCACCGTGCTCGGCAAGATGCTAGACAAGTCCGGTCTAGATGACTGGCGGGCACGGGTCGGTGAGGAACAGGCCAACTTCACAAGTCGGCTTGCATCGACAAGAGGCACTAACATCCACAACATGTGTGAGAGCTACGTCCGTGGTGACGACGTGGATGTTAGTATGCCTTTCAATGCAGTACTGTTCAATCAGGTCAAGAAGGTCCTGGATGAGCACGTCGATGACATTGTAGGATGTGAGTTGACGCTGGTATCAGATGAACTGAAGATTGCCGGTTCATGTGATCTGATTGCGTTGTGGGATGGCAAGATGGCGATCATTGACTACAAGACATCTGCCAGGAAGAAGATGAAGCAGTGGATTGAATCCTACTTCCTCCAGACGGCTCTCTACTCGTATATGCTATGGGAGATGACTGGTATGATGGCTACTCAACTGGTTGTCATCATTGCCGTGGATGAGGAACCGGTACCTCAGGTATTCGTTGTCAAGTCTCGAGAGTACCTTGAGAAAGCAGCGGCTCTCTGTCGAGCCTATCATTACCAATAAGAAAATGCAGCTTCGGCTGCATTTTTTTTCACTTTTTGATGTACATTATTTTGAAAAGATGGTACACTGGTATAGTTAGCTAAGGAGAAAAAACATGACCAACACCATCACCTTCGATTTCGACTACAACCACAATATCTTCGAAACCCTCACCCCCTACTATCCCCACATCATCAACATCAAATATAACTCCGATACCCCTTCCGGAAATCCTACCATCACCATCACCTTTACCCTCCCCGAAATCCGCAACCGATTCAAAACCGAAAATTACCTCTAATTTCCAAAATAGTTGTGTACAAAATCTCAGAACTGTGTATAATGGTAATACCAACTGTGATAAAGGATCTTAGAGTATGACACATCCTACCAACGTTCTCATCGGTGACCGTGTTCGTTATGAGTCTGCTGCTGGTACCATCCGTGGTGAAGTAATCCGCATTGTCCGTGCAAAGAATGCTGCGCACAACATGATCAACTGGATCTATATCGAGTACTACAACCACAAGTCCCCATCTAAGACTTCGATCGCAGTTCTGGCTGAAACCGCTCTGACAATGATGAAGCTCAAGGTTATCTTCCGTGACTATGATGCTGAAGCTGAGATGAGTGACTATGACCGCATGGCGGAAGCTGCGTAATGACGTGTCCTATCACTATATATTTTGGCATGCCGACCATTGAGCGTGCCGTTGCAAACTACTTTGCAAAGCATGGTGTAAACGAGACTGTCCGTGAACAGCTTATGGATATGGAAGCGTATCCAGCATTGTTCTTAGAGATGGTCTGTGAGTATGTTGAGAAGGAAGCATAAAAATGACTACATATCAAGTTACAGTAAAGGAATATGGTACCTTTAGTTGGCACCTGAATGGCCTACTACATCGGCTAGATGGCCCTGCAATTGAAGGCGCAAATGGTCGCAAGTATTGGTATCTGAATGGCGAAGAGCTCACGGAAGCCGAATTCAATGAGCGTATGAATCGTATGAATCCTGCTAAGGAAATGACAATCGCTGAGATCGAAAAGCTTCTTGGACACAAGATCAAGGTCGTAAAATAGTTGTGTACATATTATCAAAAGTATGCTAGTATGAATAATAAGCTAAGGAGATTGTTATGAAGATTTTTGGTTCGATCGTTTTCGGTCTTGGGTTTCTTCTCGTCACCGGTACGGCCGGCGCTTCAGACTTCTATGAAGAATGCCTGGCCGCAGCTGACTGCGTTGCCGGTGCGCCGATGAGCGATCTCCGGATGATGTTGCAGCTTCTGGCCGGTGTTGCTACTATGGTAACCGGCATATGCCTGCTCTCAAAAAATTCTGAGTTTTGAAAATAGTTGTGTACATATTATCAAAACTGTGCTAATATGAATAATAAGCTAAGGAGATTGAACATGAAGATTTTTGGTGGGATTGCTTTCGGTCTTGGTTTTCTTGTCGTCGCCGGTACGGCTGGATCTGCAGACTTCTATGAAGAATGTCGTGCGGCCGTCGACTATCATTGAGGTTATGAACGTGGCCACTGCACAAGAAACATCATTCCAGCCCAATTGGGCCATTCATCCCGGCGAAATGCTGGAGGAATATCTGGAGACGCTCGGCGTTAGCCAAGCCGAATTCGCGCGCCGCGCCGACCTTACACCAAAGCTCGTCAACACGATCCTCAAGGGCCACAATCCGGTTGAGTCCGATACGGCGCTCGCATTGGAGCGCGTGACCGGCATTAAGGCCTATATCTGGATGGGATTGCAGAAGGAATGGGAGCTGCAGCTGCTGGTTGGTGTCGTCGGTATGGTGACAGATATCTGCATGATGGCAAAAGAATCTGAGTTTTAAAAATAGTTGTGTACATATTATCAAAACTGTGCTAATATGAATAATAAGCTAAGGAGATTGAACATGAATATCTACACACGGAACATCGCTGCTAACCTCAAGGTCACGCTTGGAGATGCTGTGCTGATTCAGCATGCATTGGAATGTGATGGTTTCGACTTCAGTGAATGTACTGATCGCCAGTTGTACCGTGAAGCAAAACGCGCTTACATTGAAATCCTCACTGAGTCGATGGAAATTGCATAATTTGAAAAATAGTTATGTACATATTATCAAAAGTATGGTAGTATGAATAATAAGATTTGAAAAGGAAACTATATTATGGCACATATGATTGAAATGATCGACGGCAAGGCTTCGATGGCATGGGCGGGTGAAACCCCATGGCACGGTCTTGGTACTCAGGTCTCGAATGACCTTACTCCTGAGCAGATGCTCAAGGCTGCAGACCTCGACTGGAAGGTTGTTCCGGTTCCTGCATACGCCACAATCGGTGGTGAACAGGTTGACATTGGTCGCTCGGCTCTGGTCCGTGACCGTGACAACAAGGTCCTCGATGTCATCACGAATGACTGGGTTCCCAATCAGAACTCTGATGCGTTCGATTTCTTCAATGATTTCGTTGCAGCTGGTGAGATGGAGATGCATACCGCCGGTTCACTTCGTGACGGTCAACTTGTCTGGGCTTTGGCCAAGGTCAAGGACGGTTTCGAGTTGTTCAACGGTGACGCTGTCGAGTCGTACCTCCTCTTCACGAACCCTCACAAGTATGGTTCGTCGATCGACGTACGGTTCACTCCGATCCGCGTTGTGTGCAACAACACTCTGTCGCTTTCGCTGTCGCGTGATGCCAACCAGGTTGTCAAGGTTTCGCATCGTAACGAGTTCAACGGTGATAACGTCAAGGAAATGCTTGGTGTTGCCAAGGAAAAGCTCCAGTCCTACAAGGAAATGGCAGCTTACCTCGGTTCGAAACGTTTCACCGATGAGAACATCGTTGACTACTTCAAGCGCGTCTTCCCGGTTAGTGGTGCCAAGAAGGAACTCAGCAAGAACGCTGAGATCGCTCTGAACATCATCGATCAGCAGCCTGGTGCTGAGTTCGCTGAGGGTACGTGGTGGCAGGCATTCAATGCCGTCACCTTCATGACCGACCACGTCATTGGCCGAAGCGCTGATACGCGCCTCCAGTCGGCCTGGTACGGTTACAACAAAGGTCTCAAGACACGTGCGCTTGAGACTGCTGTAGAGATGGCAGATGCCGGATGATGTGCGTGTGATGGGAGGGGCTTCGGTCCTTCCCATTATAAATAAGTTTATGGTAGAAGAACACGGCGCTTACTTTGTAGGAATGTGCATCGAGATGGATGATGAGAACATCGTCTTTCCGATCAAGTTTCAGACAAAAGATTACAAGGAAGCTCTGATACTTGCTTCATGCATCGCGGATGGTGATCCACGGAAGCGAGTGATGTATGCAGATATTGACGAAGACTACTATGAGGATGATGACATATGAAAAACTTTCTTATCGGATTGATTACAGCAACTCTACTGGCAACTCCGGCGTACGCCGATCATCAGGACAATAGACCTAACAATGATCGACGTGGCGGCGGTTGTGGGTGGCTCTGTGGTGCTCTAATCGGTGGTGTAGTGGTTGGTGCTCTGTCCTCAGACAGTCGCACCAGGCGGAACCAGGATCGCAACGACGACAATCGGTACTATCCACCAAATTCACGCTATGATGAACGTTACTGCGTCCGTGAGCAGATCGTCGAGTGGCGTGGTGGTGAACGGTACATCTACTGGCAAACTACCTGCAACTGAGGAACACACATGAAGAAGTTTATTGCTCTTACACTGATGGTGGCGTTGACCGCTCCTGCTGTCGCCCAGAAGACACCGGTTGGTGTAACATATGATGCAACTATCGTTCGTGCAGTCGATGGTGATACCGTCATCATTGCCGCGCCATACCTACCACTGCCATTGAAGCCAGAACTTGGTGTACGAATCTTTGGTGTCGACACTCCTGAAAAAGGATTTCGTGGCAAGTGTGACAGTGAGAAGCAACGAGGCGAACAGGCTTCTACCTTCACAAAGGACGCGATCAAGGCTTCTACGAAGCATCAGGTTATTCTCTACGACTGGGATAAGTTTGGTGGTCGTGTTCTCGGTGACATTCTTCTAGATGGATCAAGTCTCCGTGGTCTGCTGATCAAGAATGGATTTGCCCGCGAGTACTTTGGTGATGCAAAACAATCTTGGTGCAATTAACTGTGTACAATTAAGATAAACCATAGTATATATAGTATATCAGTTGTTGACAAAGACTGAAAGGTTCCGAGGACGCGGGGGCAGTACCCGCCACCTCCACCATAGACACATCAGCGAGTCGCACTCGTAGTATGGTACTAACCGGATCGTATGCCGGAATATAGGGTTCAAGTCCCTTGGTGTGTCTATGTTGGGGGTGAACTAGGATCGACTGGGACGCAATAGGAAATTCGAGGCTGATTGACTGGCAAAGTGCCGAAAAACGTAGATGCAAACGATAACAACGCATATGGAGCTTACGCGCTAGCCGCATAAGAAATCGGGGGTCGGTGGGTACCTAGCAACAGAAACCCACCAATTTGCTACCAGTTGCACCGTGGGTGCTATAAGTGGTGTACATTATATGCCGGTTGGTGTATAAATAAAATATGGCGGAGGATATCCTCCATTGACTCTTACAAAACTTCAAGTCTTAGATGGCTAGAAAGCGATCCCACTCGGGGATCACCGACGAAAACACTAATGATTTTGCATTTCCAGTAAGAGGGAAATGGATGGAAGATACTTTCGTTATTCTCTTTGTATCTTCTCATTGCAATGTAGACGATAGAGAGCTGTGATGCTCTTGCAATTTCGTCTTCATTAGCCAAGGTCATTTGCCCAAGAGGTAAAAATGACAACTACTATTAGAAGTACAAGTTTCCCATACTTTAAATTGATGCAGGGATTCATTATCGGTGCTATAGCATCTGCGGCCGTTGCAGTAGCAATGCCTCCGGCAGATCCAATCATCAAGATCGTTAAAGTACCGGAAGTACACATAGTCGAAAAGACAGTGATCGTTAATAAACCTGTCTATCTTAACAATAACGATAAACGACAGATTCAATGCCTTGCAGAAAATGCATATTTCGAAGCAGGCAATCAATCTCAAAAAGGCAAAGTAGCCGTAACACATGTGGTTATGAACCGGGTCAAGGATGAAAGATTTCCTAAATCCGCTTGTGCTGTTGTCCACCAAAAGAGGCATGGTGTATGCCAGTTCTCTTGGGTCTGTGAGGGCAAGAAGCACGTTCGTAATATGACCATGTTCGCAGACGCGAGGCGCGCTGCCGAGAATGTCTATCTGGGAAATACCCGCGATGTGACAAGAGGTGCAAAGTTCTATCATGCTAACTATGTAAACCCAAACTGGGGTATGACACGTGTGACTCAAATCGGGGCACACATTTTTTATAGAGGATGAATTATAGTGGACGACGTTATCTTTGAGAAAGCCTTGACTACTGAAAAGTTCATCAAGGACATCGAAACTCTTGTAACCAAGAACAACCTAGACTATTTAGATGCCGTCGTCCACTATTGTGAGACGAATAATGTAGAGATCGAGGCAGCAGCCATGATTATCCGTAACAATGTACGGATCAAGTCGAAACTTCAATTCGAGTGTGAGGAACTAAACTTCCTCCCTAAGAGGGCACATCTGCCACTATGACACCATTTGAGAGCTATAAAACTTTCCTAGCGGTCAAGAGTCACTTTACCACATCATACGACTATATCAAGTACAACGGCAAGGTCAATGCAACTCAGTCTTCATTCGAGACACGTAAGGACAAGTACCAGTACTACAAGCTCTCCAAGCATAAGGATCCACTTCAGTATCTTGTAGCCAACTTTATTGATGGTGATCTTAAGTGGGTTGGTGATCTATTCAATGATGACTCAGAGAACGTCTATGCAGGTTGGTTG